TGAAGTTAATAAAGAGCCCGGTTGGGCTTACCGTTGGATCCGTACAAGCATGGTAGGACAGGCGGATGCCACTAATGTCTCATCCAAAATGCGTGAGGGATGGGAACCGGTCAAAGCGTCCGAGCACCCTGAACTACACTTATATACAGAACAAACAGGTCGCTTCCCAGATGCTGTGGAAGTTGGCGGTCTGATGCTGTGTAAAACCCCCGAGGAATTTGTGGAACAACGCAATGCGTATTATCGCAAAGCTACACAATCTCAAACTGAAGCTGTTGATAATAGCTTCATGAAAGAGAATGATGCTCGTATGCCATTGTTTAAAGACAAGAAGACTACGACATCATTTGGTAAAGGTAAATAATTTAGGAGATAAACTATGGCTACAACAGCAGCCCCTTATGGTTTACGTCCAATTAATTTGATTGGTGGTCAGCAATTTGCTGGTTCTACTCGTCAACTTAAAATCGCTAGCGGTTACGCTGCCAATATCTTTTTTGGCGACGTAGTAGCTATCGGTGTAGACGGCACCATTGTTAAAGTAACAAACGTAGGTACAAACGCGGACCAATTCCCAGCTGGCACAGTGGGCGTGTTCATGGGTTGTACATACACAGACCCAAACTTGAAGTACAAACTGAACGCACAATACTGGCCTACCGGCACTGTAGCATCTGATGCTATGGCATACGTATGTGACGACCCAGATACATTGTTCCAAATCCAAGCAGATGATGCTGTGACTCAAACAATGTTGGGTAGTAACTTCGGTGTTAATCAGACAGCAGGTTCAACAGTAACAGGCGATTCTAAGATTTCTTTAGACGTGGCTACACGCGCTACTACTAACACAATCGCATTGCGTTTGGTAGATTTCGTAAATGGTCCGTTCTCTACTGTTGGTGATGCATACACTGATTGTATCGTTAAATTTAACTTTGGTATCCATACGTATTACAATGGTACCGGCGTTGGCGATTAAGGAGAATTAAACTATGGCTATTTCACGCGCTCAGTTACTTAAAGAGCTCTTACCGGGTTTGAATGCCCTGTTTGGTCTTGAGTACAAACGTTATGGTGAAGAACACAAAGAGGTCTATGAAACAGAGAGCTCAGAACGTTCTTTCGAAGAAGAAACAAAACTGTCTGGCTTCTCAGCAGCACCAGTCAAAAACGAAGGCAATGCCATCGCTTATGACAATGCTCAAGAGGCTTGGACTTCACGCTATACCCACGAAACTATCGCTTTGGGCTTCAGCTTGACTGAAGAAGCAGTAGAAGATAACTTGTATGACACTTTATCTGCTCGCTACACCAAAGCTTTGGCTCGCGCTATGGCATACACAAAACAAGTTAAAGCTGCTAACGTACTGAACAACGGTTTCGACAGCAACTACAAAGGTGGCGACGGCGTACAACTGTTCTCTAACGCACACCCACTTGTTTCTGGTGGCACAAACAGCAACGTTCCATCAGTCGCTTCTGACTTGAACGAAACTTCATTGGAAAATGCAGTTATTCAAATCGCAGCTTGGACTGACGAACGTGGTCTGTTGATCGCTGCTAAACCACGTAAATTGGTTATCCCACCAGCATTGCAATTCGTTGCAACCCGCTTGTTGGAAACTGAACTGCGTGTAGGTACTACAGACAATGACATCAACGCATTGAAAAACAACGGTTCAATCCCAGAAGGTTACGCAATTAACCACTTCTTGACCGACACAAATGCTTGGTTCTTGACGACAGACGTACCAAACGGCATGAAACACTTTGTTCGTACTCCATTGGCTACTTCAATGGACGGAGATTTTGACACCGGAAACGTTCGCTACAAAGCTCGTGAACGTTATAGCTTCGGTTGGTCAGATCCTCTGGGCATGTATGGCTC